TTGGTGCAATCAAGAACCAAGTGTATCAAGTTCAAGACGAAGTATTCGGATACTAATCGATGGCACCTGCAGGCGGTTCTACCTCTAAAATTTTGGAAATGGGCTTCGATCCGGATACGATGACTCTGGGTCGTCTCGTTGAATTGTATATTGAAAAGACGGGCATGAGTAAGAGTGCGGGCAGTGCTATGCGTAGCACTTTCAATTATCCTGCATTTGCGGCGTATAAAGACGAGCCTGTAATCAAGTTTATCGAAAGTGCCCTAGACTTAGATCAACAGGGCATGGCGTCTAATCCGCTCACTGTACTGTTTGATGATCCTAAAAGTTCAGTAAATAAGAAGAGTAAAGCCCTAAGTCACGTAAAGAATATCGAAAAGAACGTAGCGCATCAGCTAAAAGTTCAGAAGAAACTGGGTAAATACGCAGACTCCGGCGGTGTTCCTGCCCTAAGTGAAACCGTCATCCGTCCGGATAAAGCGCCTGCGCGATCAGCTAAGATCAGCTTCGACCCCACTAAGATGGGCGAGTTCCAAGTAAAGCTGCTAGATTACGCTGCAAATAATCCGAGTGAAGCGCACGTTGTCCGGGCTATCTTTGCAAATATGTACTTAGGCTTCCGTCCGGGCGAAGTGACGCAGATGCCTGCAGACGCTTTGCGTGAGGCGAGAAAAGGCAGTGTGGCTCCGGGAATCTTCATCCCACCCGCACTCACTAAAATGAATGCGCCTATCAATATTCCTGCCAACCCGTATGTGACAGGAATCATTGCTTCTCAGATGCAGTCTAATATTGCTATCGGGGAGAACGTGCCGGATGTCATGTTCCTTAACGATAAGGGCAAGCCTATCCCTAACGGCAAGATCACTAAAGTATTGCAGAACATTGGTGAGGTAGACGGCATCCTGTTCGACAACGAAACAGGAAAAGGCATCAACAGGCTCACCTCGGCGTATGACCTTCGTCGTATCTTTGCTACCGCAGCCTTCTTCAAGAACTACAGTCTTGTCGAGGCCGGACGAGCAGTGGGCCGTCCTATCAAAGAGCAAGCAGGCGCACAGGCAATTTACGCATCTATGGCTCCGGGCATATATTCACCGGAGCAGTTCAAGCCCGTCATGGGCGTTGGTACGTACTACTGGGAACAGCTTGGCGAAGCTATGGGATTGAAGCCGGGTGACATCCTTGCTCCCGATCAAGATATCGTACAAGCTTACATCGATGCAAAGGCTCAAAGTCAAATTCCTGCAGGCGCACTGCGTAGCGGACCTTTGGCTGACGTGCTGCGCTTCACTGATTACGAACCTCTAATCGACGCAAATAAAGCTATCGCTGTTCTGCCTTCTCCCTTCACCGCTACAGGCGAAGTCATTGAGGGCGAGGTAGTTGATGCACTAGGACGCGGACCTCTTCAAGAAAATATGTCTATTGACGATATATTTGACACGATAAACGAAGCTATTGAAGATAAGGCGCAGAAGGCTTTGCCTGCACCGGAAACTGGTTCCGACGATGATCCGGACAAGCCGAAGGGCGGCGGCACAGGCAAGAAAGTTGCGGGAGCGGCTGCAACTGCAGCGGGTATTATTGCATCCGGTGCGGCGAAAGCAGCCCCTGTAGTAGGGGTAGCTATGTTGCCAGCACGAGTGCAAGAACTCCAAGACAGATACGGCCTCACGCCTGCTATGGCAGCGGCACTCGCAGGAACAGAAGAAGCTGTTGCCCCCGTGGGCATAGCGACAGCGGTTGGGGAAACTGCCTACGACTTAGGTAACCTCGCTGCAGACGAAATCGGAGAGGCGGCAAAGACGTCATTCGAAGAAGAGACGAACACTCCTCTCACCGATAGAAACTTGACTAGAGAAATCACTTCACGGCTGTCCGGGGGACGTTCTTTGTTCTCTTCCGGCGGCTTCATAAACAAGGGAGAGTAACATGAACCTCAATATGGGTGAAGGGTATATCATGAACGCAGACAAGACGTCGGTTGACGATCAGATGGGTGCAGATCAACTGTATCGTGAAGGTCTTGAATTCGACACGAAGACTGCCCAAGGTGTACTCACTGAAGACATGCCTAAGAAGCAGTCTAAGACTACCGTCGATGGTTCTGTATTCAGCATGGCTGAACAGCGCGATTACTAAAGGGTAATTTCATGGAAGATAGGTTTCTAGAACCTGCGGACGATGAAGCAGTAGATATCATATCCCCCGACGATCAGATGCCGAACTTGGCGGAGTACATCCAAAAGAAGTTCGAAGATTCTGAAAACGGACGGTATGCGTACGAACAGCGTTGGCTGCAAGCGTACAAGAACTTCCGGGGTATATACGATAGCACTACACAGTACCGCGACTCTGAACGATCTAAGGTGTTCATTAAGATCACCAAGACGAAAGTTCTTGCCGCGTACGGTCAGATTGTTGACATACTGTTTGCCAACAAGAAGTTCCCCATCGTTGTAGAACCTACTCCAGTGCCCGAAGGTGTGGCAGAGTTTGCCCACTTGAAAACCCCGGTAGACGACTTGGTAGAGCCGCAGCCCGACGTACAAGACCCCTATGGCTTTGCGGGCGACGGACGACAGCTAGGACCGGGTGGATTGACAGCGGAGAGTCCGCAGGACTTTTTGGGTGCGTACAAAGACGACTTTGCAAACTCGCCAGTCGTCGAAGGTCCGGCCCGACTGGGGGAGCCACAGTTCTCTCCTGCACAGAAGTCTGCACTACAGTGCGAAAAGATCATTCACGATCAGCTTATCGACACTAACGCTACCACTGTAATCCGTAAGAGCATCTTTGAGTCTGCCCTTCTAGGCACGGGCATTGTCAAAGGTCCGCTCAATATGTACAAGCGTATTCACCGCTGGGAAGACACTGGCGAGGGCCGCGAGTACAATCCGTACGAGAAGATCGTACCGCGCGTTGAACACGTGTCTATTTGGGATTTCTATCCCGATCCTGCAGCCACCACAGTAGAGGGCTGCGAATACGTAATCGAACGACACAGGATGAATCAGCAGCAGCTTCGTGGCTTGCTGCTTATGCCGCATTTTAGGTCAGAGGCTATCGAAGCCGCTATAGCCAACGGGCCTAACTATACGGACAAGTATTTCGAAGATACGATCAGAGAAGATGAAACAGAGTCGTACTACAACGAGACTCGCTACGAGGTTATGGAGTACTGGGGTGTAATCGATGCGACTATGGCTTCGGCTGTAGGCATGGACCCCGAAGATATTCCCGATGGCCTCACACAGGTACAAGTCAATGCTTGGATTTGTGGTAGCCAAGTTCTGCGCTGTGTAGTCAATCCATTCACTCCATCCCGCGTCCCCTACTTTGCTATGCCGTACGAGATCAACCCCTATCAGATTTGGGGCGTTGGCGTAGCGGAAAACATGGAAGATGCACAGATGTTGATGAACGGTCACGTTCGTATGGCAATCGACAATCTCTCTCTTGCAGGCAACCTTGTATTTGACGTTGACGAGGCTTCTCTCGTTCCGGGTCAGAACATGGACATTTTCCCCGGTAAGATTTTCCGACGTCAGTCGGGTGTGACAGGAACAGCCATCAACGGCCTCAAGTTCCCAAACACAGCGCCGGAAAACATTCAGATGTATCAGATCAGCCGCCAGCTTGCTGACGAGGAAACAGGACTGCCGTCGATTATGCACGGTCAGACAGGTGTTTCCGGCACGGGCCGCACGGCTGCAGGACTGTCCATGCTTATGGGCGGTGCTAGCCTATCTATGAAGACGGTCATCAAGAACGTAGATGATCATCTTCTCAAGCCTCTAGGCGAAGCGTACTACCAGTGGAACATGCAGTTCAATGACGACATGCTCGACATAGGCGGTGATCTAGAAATCAAACCGCGCGGCGTGGCATCTGTCATGCAAAAGGAAGTACGCAGTCAACGATTGATTGGCCTTCTTCAGACCGTATCCAATCCTATGCTGGCCCCCTTCATCAAGATTCCTAATCTTATGCGGGAACTGGCTATATCGCAGGATATCGATCCGGACAGCTTGGTCAATAACGTAGACGAGGCGCAGGTATATGCTCAAATGTTGCAGGGGATGATGGCTAATGCTCAACAAGGAACAGGCGAGGGCGGTGGCCCCGCTGGTCAACCACAGCAAGGCATGGCAGGGGCTGGAGGAGTATCTCCACAGCCTCAAGGAGATGACGGTGCAGGCACTGATGGTGGCGCAATCGGAATCGGAACTGCGCCAGTTGCAGGGGAAGATGGTTTTACTGGAAACGCTCCTCAAGTTGAAGAGTAACCACGCGGCGGTTGTAAAGGCAAACACAGATGGCAATATATAACTGGTATCACGGTACACCCACGGACAGTAGCCCCGCGCCCGATCCTGCCCCTGCGCCCGATCCCGTCGCTGATGCAGGTACGGCACAGCCGCCCGAATCGCAGTTTGAGAGTGGACGTCCCGATGGTCGCCCTCTGAATATCCACAAGTTTGCGAAGGGCACTGTTCAGAAGGATGGTACGTACAAACGCCAGTTTACTGTTGTTAATGATCTGTCGGGAGTTAAGTACTCCTCGCTAGGCGAATACTTAAAAGCAGAGAATCTTGGTGATAGGAGCGGATTCTTTTCCGGGACAGACTTCAGTATTCCGTACGACTCTACCAAAGCCCGTGCTATGGAAAGCACAGTTACAAGTATCGGGCCGTTGCTTCTTTCTCCGATAGCAGGATCGTTTGGTGGCTCACAAGCTGTCATGGACCCGACAGGAATGGGTAGTCGGTACATACCACTGGCAGGCGGCGGTAACGCGCTTGCTAGCATGGTTATCGACGAAGAATATAGAGAATTATTCAAGATAAAACAGTTTCGCAATGATGCCGCCAATATAGGTAAAGACGGTGGTTTTGTGATGAACGTGGGCGGTTTGAATATTTACCGTCGTCCGGGAAGCGTACAGTTCCGGGGACAACTGGATCGTTTAGGGTTAGATCAACAAGGTGCTAAACAGCTAGAGATTTTCAGCACAGGAATTGCAAACGGGCAACAGGTTGCTAATGGACTGCTAAGTGGAGAGGGCGTTTCACAAGAAACAATCGCAAACATAGGTGACGGCAGAGTCATTCTAGAGACTGTCAATGGCGGATACTTCTTGAACGGTAACTTCCACTACGGTACAGGCACTGCCGCTGGTGGTTACATGGAAGACCTAGAAGCCCTTGCCATGAGTATGTTCTCTGCTAACGGTCAGTTGACCCTGCCGCAAGCAAAGGTATTTGCTAGTAGCTGGAAGAACTCTGCAAGTTCTATGTCCGGATTTTCGGGGAGGAATGCTACAACGCAGGAACTGATTGACAATCTTCAGTCCTTCCAGCAGAAGGCTAGTGACTACGCTTCTAGCCTATCCTCGCAAAAAGAAGATGCAGCGCAGGCGAAAGCTAATACCTTCATCGACAATGTTATGGCGGGGAACTACGAAAATACAAAATATAATGAGACTATAGCAGAGGAGTTTGCAGAGTCGGGCAGAGTAAGCGATGAAACTATGGATAACGTAGTAGCGGAATCGCGTAGAATTTACGACCAAATGGCCGATGACATTGCAACGTCGTATTCTGACTTTACCGCAGATGATTTTGACTTCGGCTACGCAGCGGGTGGCGAAGTTCCCGAAGATGACTTTGATAACTTTATCAGCGGAAACGAAATGATTCAATCCGAGGGTGATGAGTCCGGGTTCGTAGGCCGACCACCCTCACAAGTCACTGACGCAGAGTCAGTCGCTGACGACAAAGAGATGGTAGCCAAAGAAGAGGGTATGGTCCTCAACGCCGAAGCAGTGAAGCTTGCAGGCGAACAAGACGTAGCTGCTATGATTAAAGAGGCAGATGATTACCTTCGCAAGAACGGCGAAGAGGTAGAAGACACCCGCGAAGCTACTAACATTCGCATCTCCGAGGGCGAGGTGTACATCTCTCCGCGCCACGCCGACGTAATCGGCAGGTCGCGTCTTCGCAAGATCAACGACAGAGGCATACCAAAGACTGAAGAGAAGCTGCAGAAGGCGGCTAAAGGCGGTGACATTGGGTACGCAACGGGGGATGAAGTACAGGGTTTTTTAGACCAGCCGGGAGAGATAGCTGATACAGGCGATGCTCCCCGGATGAAAGCAGAGATTCCGCCCGGAGATATCGATCTCTTCAAAAAGTTTGCCGCTATAAAAGGTCAGCCGAAACGTGCCGCCGTTGAAAACTTGATTGATAATCTGTCAGACGTAGGCAAGCTAGCTTTGCTTATAGTCACAGAAACCACAGCCCTAGCTGATCCAATAGAGAGTATGGAAGCAGTTGGACAGGTGGCTGTGAATAGAATGAATACTAATGATCCGGACTTTGATGACGTAAACTCTATCGTTGACGTTCTCAAGCAGCGTAGCAATCGTGGAACCGGATCAAAAATGTTCCAGTTTGATGGTCTAGAGCCTAGCACTGTTAAGGCACGAGCCAAAGACCTCACTGGAAACGTGGGACCAATGGCGCTCGACAAAATATACAGCGCCGCACAAAATGTAATTGATATGAATCCTCGACTGGGTGGGGATAACAGAGACGGCAGAGAGCCTGCTATCCCACTCAGCGTCCTATACTACAAGAAGCCGGGATCAACAGGCGGCAACTTTATGGACGAAAGACACTTTTTTGAACCCTACACTACAATCGGCGGACATCAGTTCTACAACGTGAACTTTGAATTCCCCGGCAAGGCTAGTGGACGGATCAGATACAAATAGTCGGCTACCCGTAGTAACGGCCCCGACACAACCGGAGCGGCTACCCACAGCCAAGTGGCCCCGCGAGTGAGGTAAAACAAATGGCAAAACGAGTAAGAGGCCATCGTGCCAACAAGCCCAACGATTCTTTCGGAACAGTCAACAACGACAAGCTGTATCGCGGAAAGCATCGTGAAGACATCGACAAAGACGACGACGATGAAGAGGAGCAACTAGAAGCTGATGCGGACACTGACGAAGAGTCGGCCACTCCGGCGGAAGCACCTACTGAATCTTTTGCAACTGCAGAAGAATCGCAAGGCTCTGATGAATTTAAAAAGCGTTACGATGATCTCAAGCGTCACTACGACAGTAAGCTGAAGGAGTGGCGAGGTAAAGAAGAGGAGTATATCGCACGATTAGCTTCCTCAACTGTACATCGTCCTACTGATGATTCTGATTCGGGCGAACTGAACTTGGAGAGATTCAAGAACCAGTATCCGGATATGTATGACGCCATCCACAAAATCTCCTCCTCGCAAGCTGAAGCACGAGTGAAGGATATGGAAGCTGAACTAGGAACAATCAAAGAACGCGAGAAACAGCTTGAAAAGCAGAAAGCGTATCAAGAATTGCTCCGACTTCAGCCCGACTTTGAAGAACTGAAGAGTAGTGAAGAATTCACCTCTTGGTTGCAGGATCAACCCGAAACCATTTCAGACGGAGTGTACAACAACGCTACCGACGCACGATGGGCAGCTAGGGTAGTAGACCTGTACAAAGCGGACAAGGGCTTGACAAAGAAACAGACTCGTTCCCGTAAGAAAGATGATGCAGCAATGGCTGTGTCTACCCCTGCCGCAAAGCAGGTTGCTACGACTACGGGAGATAAGCGAGTTTGGAAAGCTTCAGAAATCGGCAAGATGAAGCCGTGGGAGTTCGAAAAGCTGGAAAGCGAACTGGACACCGCACGGGCAGAAGGCCGAATCGACTACAACTCTTAATCCACCTCTTAGGAAGGAATGACTAAAATGGCTTTTAATAGCGCGTCAGGTCACAATAACCTGCCTTCCGGTAACTTTACTCCGGAAATTTTCAGCCAAAAAGTCCTCAAATTCTTCCGTCGCGCTTCGGTTGCAGAAGATATTACGAATACCGACTACGCTGGCGAAATTGAGAACTTTGGCGACACCGTTCGCATCATCAAGGAGCCGACAATCACCGTCTCCTCGTATGCGCGTGGTGCTGTTGTAAACCCGCAAGACCTTGCTGACGATCAGATCACTATGGTGGTCGATCAAGCAAATGCTTTTGCATTTAAGATTGACGACATTGAAGAGCGTCAGTCGCACGTAAACTTCGAAGCCCTTGCTACTTCTTCGGGTGCATACTCGCTGAAGCGTAAGTATGACGGCAATATCCTCACCGCGATGTTCGACGGTGCGGGTATCTCTTCAGAAGCTAGCCCATCTGTACAGCAAGTCACTGGACTTGGTACGGTTGGTTCGCCTCTGACTTCGCAGACTGGCGACAACCTCGTCAACATCATGCTCAAGATGGCACGTGCCCTTGACGATCAGTCGGTTCCGGAAGAGAATCGCTGGTTCGTTGCTGGCCCAGCCTTCTACGAGACACTGTTTGGCGCAGGCGCTAAGTTCGCAGAAGTACAGGTCACTGGCGACGGCACTTCGCCGCTGCGTAATGGCCTCGTCATGCAGGGCAACATTGCCGGTTTTGCTTGCTACAAGTCAACCGCAATGAACGCTGCTGGCACTGATACCGTAGACGTAACTGGTCTTGGCGCGGGTGAATTCCCGATCCTTGCTGGTCATATGTCTGCTTGTGCAACCGCCTCGCATATTGCGAAGACCGAGGTTGTACGTTCGACTGAAACCTTTAGCGATATCGTTCGTGGTCTGCATGTGTTTGGACGTAAAGTCCTTCGCCCGGAGTCTCTCGTTCGTTCCGTTATCACACTGTAAGGGAGGCATAGATGGCTACTTATACCGTAACTGGCGCTGTCGCAGGCGTCCCTCTTGGCATTAAGCCGCAGATCGTGGAAGTTGTTCTTGACTTCTCTTCTACTAATCTGACTACTTCAGACTCTGTTGAGGTTTTCGAAATGAAAGCTAATACACTTGTTCTGATGGCAGGTGTGGAAATTCTGACTGCAACATCAAACTCCGGCTGCGTTATCGACTTGGGTGACGACAGTGACGACGATCTGTATGTTGCTGCTCTTGATGCTACGGCAACAGGTCATGAGATCAACAATGCAGCAGGAACAGCAAAGCTGTATACTGCAGCAGATACGATTGACATGATTGTCAACTCAGCAACCTTCGACGGTAAGTGTCGTGTCTTTGCAGTAATTGCAGAGATGGGCACCGCTGAAACAGCGGCTGCGTTCGCTTAACCAACTTGTCAGGGGGGTGTTCTGCCCCCTTGACACTCCTTTAAGTACATGCTATAAGCAGGAACCCCTGCCGGGAAAGTAACAGGAGTCCTGCATGAATTACATCACTAGCAATGTGCCCTATTTCAAAGCGTGGGTACGCAGAGAATACACGACCAATCACGACAGATATCATGGTGAATTCTTACACGCTATGGTGATTGGTGTCACAACACTGCCGATGAGAACAATGTCTTTCCAAGTATTGTTCACGGGATGCGAAGAAGAAGATAACGTACACGGCGGAGCAATGTGGGCACGTATGCCTCTCACCGCCCTAGTTGGGGACACACCCTTAGATGACTGGCCGAAACCTCTACCTACTTATTTGGCACAGCCGTGGGACTGTCAGTCACATCACCAC